ACTGGTAGTGGTTCAACTACTGACCAAGCCGAAATGATTGCAGAGTTGTTAACTCCAACTGAATAATATGTCTTGCAACTGCAAGGTAAAACCACAATACAGAGGTAAGTCTGTCTCCTTAATTGGGGACAGACGAACCCTTGTATTTCCTATAAATGGCTCAAATCCCTATAATGAAGAAACCTGCAAAAAATACCCTAAATTCTTTGAATGCCTTTCAGATACTAAACCTTCTGGACGAAAGTCACGAAAAGCCGACAATGGGCTCGGAGATAGTAGGGTACAGGGGAACAAAGTGGATAAAGTGGGGAGAGGACGGAAACGCAGGTCTGTTTCCTCAGAGGATAGCGGAAGCGTATCAGAACTCAAAGACGCTGAGAGCAGTCCTAACGCAGAAGAGCAACCTAATAGCCTCCGATCTGAAGACGGAGAACGAGAGCCTTCAAAAGAAGATTGATAAGTTCACGAGTCCTAAGACTCACTACGACCTAAGACAACTTATCTACCGTGTTGCTTTAGACGTACAACTACACGGTGAAGGCTTTATAAAAGAAGTCCGTTACATAGAGTACGCAGGCAACACACCAATTAAAGAGCGTAGCTTTGCAATGCACTTAGATGCTTCGCAGGTACGTTTCTCGTCCGATGTTGACGAATACCTTGAGCCGACAGGCGTATGGGTTTCTAAGAATTGGGCACACTATTCACGCAACGAGTACCGACCTTATAGACTACCTTTATCTGGGTATGGCTATGAGGATTTTTACGATGAGCAAGACCGAGTATTTAAGAAGGTTTGTGTGCATCGTGTTGGCGATTACGAGCCTGCAATGCAAGTATATGGTCGAGCCAATTGGACTGGTGCATACTACGATGCAATCCTTGAGAATCTATTGCCTCGATTTAATTACACGCATTTACAGAACTCTATCCATCTAAGTGGTATCCTAAACGTAGAGATGCCGTTTACACCAGATGACGATACTGCAACAGAGATACGTGACCGCATACGTGAGCAGTTAAAAGGCGAGTCTGCCTTTGGGCCAAGTACACCTGTTAACATCTCTGGTGGCGATGGTAAACTTTCGCTTGTACAATACAACCTGCCAACAGACGGAGCGTTTAAGGACTTAGGGCGTACGTGTGAGCGTAACATTATAATGGCAGCAGGTTGGCATCCGTCATTGATGGGTGTTGAGGAAGCAGGTAAACTTGGCAACGTGCGTGAAGTAGAGAATCATCACAGGCGAGTGATGCAATACGAGATTGAGCCATTACAAGAAAAGATACTGCACACGTACTTGCACACCTTAGAAGGCACAGAGTACTACGAGCTTGCAGAGCAGTCTCCAATTATGTTTGAGAACAAGCCTATGTTTACAGCACTTGACTATGTAAGCCAAGCGAAGATTGACGAGGCAGTTCCATTATCTGAAATACAAAAAGAGTTAGGCTATGGCGTTGATGACAGCGAGTGATATAGTAACAGAGGCGTTTTACGCTAACTTTGATCCTGCCGACATTAAGGCACGATTCATTGACTTGATTGAGGACAACACGATTAAGCCTATTCTTGGCGATACGTTATATGCCTCAGTAAGCGGTGGGAGTCCATCTGCTGACGAGATAACGCTAAGAGACACTTACGTCAAGCCTTTGCTTGCTTATGGCGTTAAATCGCTTGTATTGGCTAATAACAGCCCACGCATCAGCAATGTAGGAGCAGCATATCCTAACACACCAAACGCAACTGCGACCGAGGAGGCTCGTATGGTTGCACACAAACAAAATGAAACCTTAGTCCAACAACTACGTCAACGATTGATTGACTACTTGCGTGACAACGCAAACACGTATGGTTGGTCTGAGCAAAACAATTCCGATTTTATTACCAATTCAATTTTTGTAGTATGAGTTTTATAGTAGACTTTATTCAAACTTGGGGATGGCAAATTGCTTCAATCCTCTTAGGTGCTGTCGTGTTTTATGACCGATACATCGCACCATTAACTAAAACCAAGAAAGACGATGAAATCCTTGAACGCATACTTGAGTTACTTCCAGATGCAATCGAGGAGCGTCTATTTGTAGAGAAAGAGGAGGAGGGTAAGAAGAGTGCTAAGTAAGTTACTTGCCTCTCTTATAGAGTTCCTTGCAGGATTTGGTAAGGCTCTGCCAACAATAGCAGACAACCAAAGAACACGCTTAGAGATTAAGCGACCTGCAAAAGAAGCACGAGCAAAACTACGTGCAACTCGAATCAAAAGAAGGCAGTTACGAGCAGAGCGTAAACTTCGCAGACGTGCAAAGAAGAGTGATACATAAAAGCATACTTACAACGATACTTACAGCAATTGGATGGTTCTTGCTACCTATTGCTTGGTATCTTGTGTTCACTTTTGCCTTAGTTATCGCTGACCTTTACACAGGCTACAAAGCCTCCAATATGCGTTTTATTAGTCGAGGTGTGCGTAAAAGCATTGACAAGGCAATTGCCTACTTCATTGCTATACTAATTGCACACGCCTTTGACCTTTTGTATCTGCCAGACGGCAAGCTAATTGTATCCTTTGCAGTTAGCAGTATTATCGCATCGACTGAGATGCTTAGTGTTTATGAGAACATACAACGGCAAACAGGCACAGGACTACTATCAGCAATCAAAAAGTATCTCAATGGTAATCTTAAACTCTGAAGGTGGAGGTACTATTGCAGGCCAATACAATGGTAAGCACTCACCAGAGTTTAGACTTGGTATCCTTAACGGTGGGAATTTTAGTCGTTGGATATGCAATGATCTTCAAAGAGAGTTAGACTACGAGCCGATACCTTACGTTAACATCTGCCCAGAACTAAGCAACACGTCGGAGTCTACACGTGTGCATCGTTTGCAGAGCTTTACAATGGCTTACGATACCTTTGCCTTGTCTATCTATACAGGAACACACGAGAGAGCAGGCATACATATCTTGGGCAACATACGAGAACGCAGCGAAGAGATAGGCGAGTTGTTGTATGAGGAGTTGTCTATAAATATGGAAGGTTGGCAAATGCCTGTTGACAAAGTTTGCTATGACTTAGAACACGAACACGCTATTTTGAAAAAACCAAAATGTCCGTCTTTTGTTATATATGCAGGAAGTGTTGACTTGTACTATGACTATAGTCGAATGATTAACCTGCAATTTCAAGAGTCGCTTGTTGGTGCATTATTTAATACAATCAAAACTATATGTCAGAGATCAGACCAAGACTAAGCGGACAACGCAGGAAAGCGTTTGAAAACCTTACACGAGATGAGCGTAGAATACTTATTATTGGAGACATACACGAGCCATTTTCTCTTGATGGATATTTGGGATTTTGTATGGACGTTTACAATCGGTACAATTGCAATAGCGTCATATTTATAGGTGATGTCATAGACTCGCATCATTCGAGCTTTCATCCTACTGATCCTAATGGACTTGGCGGAGAGGACGAATTGCAGTATGCTATTAATAGAGTAAAGGATTGGGCAGATGCCTTTCCTGTTGCTGATGTTATTATAGGTAACCACGACAGAATTATAATGCGTAAGGCGTTTGCCTCTGCAATACCTCAACAATGGATTAAGTCATACAATGAGGTACTTGGCACGAATTGGAATTGGACTGACCGAGTAGTTTACGACAACGTGCAGTACGTACACGGTGAAGGAGGCACGGCCAGAACACGAGCAAAGAACGATATGATGTCAACCGTGCAAGGACACATTCACACACAGGCATATACCGAGTGGATGGTAGGCAACAAGTTTAAGATATTTGCAATGCAAGTAGGTTGTGGTATTGACCGTGAAAGCTATGCAATGGCATACGCTAAAAACTACAAGAAGCAAGCAATTGGTTGTGGTGTTGTAATTGGAGGACACACAGCGATTAACTGCCTAATGGACTTATAGGTTACCAGAGGCGTATATCTGTCCGTATTTCATAAACTCTAAAAGACAAGCTTGATAGGTGTGTTCTATGACACTTCCTTGTTCAGCAGGCTTTGCAAATATACCTGCGGATGCAAGCCGAGCAACCATCGTAGTCCATCCAAACTGATACTTGGGAGCAGACGAGTTGCTCTTTTCGTGCGTTCTGTC